AACGGTTGAGGGTAATATTAGTTACAGCTTTATCACGGCAGATGGCTCCTTAGTGAAAACGATCAATCCTTTTACCCTTGGATAATATGGAAACTATCCGCATAGGCAACGACATATCCGTCCAGTGGACGATATTGCACGATAATGTTCCCGAACCACTTGAGGGACGGGATTTGAAGGTGATCTTGTCAAACTCATTCGAGAGGATAGAGATAAAGGATTTCCTCCTTGTCGGTAACGTCATAAGATTCTCTTATCACGGGAAGGATCAGGTACATTGCGGGGTTTACACGTTGACGTTATTCGAGAATTATAAGAAAGATGGCATGATGGCCGTTGACGCTTGCGAGGCGTTCAAGCTCATACCGAGATCATGCGGGAAGACTGACGAACAGTCTTGCTCGAATCTGAAAGTGTCCACGGTGGATGTCAGCTCATCTTTTGATATATTGAATAACCCCAAGAACACCCTCGTGTCCGACTCAATCCATAGGATCGAGGCCATTACGCAAGAGGAGTATGACAAGATCGAGACCCCTAATCCAAACATCTTATATGTAATACTATGATTCTGAGCGGGGCGATAGATATAAAGTTTAACGGAGCGGACGTAAAGAAAATCTATCTGGGACGAGATACGGTATGGACTAGGGAAGCGCATTTGATCGTTACCCCAACGGCTATATGGCTACAAAGGAGTAATGGTTTTGAAGCGGATGTGAATATAATATCAAACGTTTTATGGGCCGTTGAATAGTAAATAATTAATAAAAAATTTTAGAAGTATGGCAAAACCTAGTTGGTTGACAGTAAGCCCGATGTCTGGATCGGGTAATGATACGCTGAGGAATACAGCGACGGTGTATAAGGGGAGAAAGACGAGATCTGGGACCGTAACGGTTACCGGATCCGGTGTGGCGCAACCCAAGACTTATAAGGTGACGCAAGAGGCGGAACCCGAGTATATATCCATAGATAACGGGTCGTCGATGGCGGCAGATAAGACAGGAGGAAAAGTCACTGTCAATGGGAAATCCAATTCTGCCGCCTTGTCATTCGCGTGGGTGGGAGAAGCGAAGGAGGCGACGATCTCCCCCCAGTATACCGCAGGTGGTAAACCCACTAATAATACGGAGGCGATCGAAGGAGATCCGGGAGCGACAGGCGAGGTGGTATGGTCTGTGGATCTGACCTTGCCGGCCAATACCACGATAGAGCAGATAGACAGGACCCTGAAGGTATCCAACGGTAGCACCGTTCAGCAGCAGATCGTGATTGAGCAAACAGCCGGAGACGCTAACTTGTCGTTAAGCGAGACAGATATAACGATCCCTGCGGATGGAAGCGCTGTTACCGTTCTTGTTACCTCCAATACGCAATGGACGGTATCTTGACCCCTGCCCGGTATGGAGAAAGTGATACCATGGGGCGTAGGTGGAGGGAATCTCCACCTTGCCTATACAGGGCGAGATAATGGCGAGATCGTCATCACGAGTGACACGGAGAATTATACGGGGACGGAGCGGTACGAAGTATTGACCGTGGCGACCGGAAACGGAGCGGTCAAAGAGCGGCTTACGGTACGTCAGCCTAGTCGCAAGGCTTACGTTGACGGAAATATATTGGTGTTTACCCTTGCGGCGAATGTCTCGGTATCGGGAGGTAATTTGGTGATCGAGGATACGGGGATATCAGTAAGGGATGATGTAATATTTATTTGATAAAAAAAAGGATCGGAAGAATGGATAGATACATCCACTACCTGCTAGAAGCGGGCAACTGGTTAAAGACAATGGCGATAGCCGCCGTGGTGACAATGCTAGACTTCATGTCTCCAATCGAGAACTTCTTGGTCGTGATCCTATCATTGGCCTTCATAGATACGTTTTGGGGGCTGGCGGCGGATCACGGTGATTTCCGGAAGAGCAAGTTTATCCGTAGCTGGGTGTATATGCTGGTTTATTTCTTGATCATAATCATCTCGTTTTGGATCGGTGTGATGATGGATATATCCAAGGATAGCTCGAAGGGGTTCGTGTCGTGGATCACGTGGGCTATGATATGGTTTTACGGTACGAACATATTGAAGAACATAGGTAATGTCTACCCGGACAACAAGGTGATCGCCTTCTTGTATTGGGTTGCCGCCGTGAAATTTATCAGCAAGGTCAATTTCTTGGATGAGTTCAATAAGACTAAGGATAAAAAAGGCTCCCCAAATCCAAAAGGATAGGAGAGCTGGATGTAAAAATGCCTCTGTCACGCCTGTCACAGGTTATGATAGAGGAACAAGGTTAACAAAGCGCATAAAAGTATAAAAAATAATTGATATGAGAACGATTAACAGGAAAATCAACTTGATTGTGATCCATTGTTCGGCCACTAGGGTAGATAAGGATTATACCCCTGAGCAATTAGAGAGAGACCACAAGGCGAGAGGATTCAACTCTGCGGGTTATAACTATTATATCCGGAAGAGCGGGGAGATAGTATCTATGCGTCCATTGGAATTGATTCCGGCTCATGTGACCGGATATAACAAGAACAGTATAGGAATATGCTATGAGGGTGGTCTTGATCCGGACGGGAATCCGGATGATACACGAACGGAGGCACAGAGACAGTCGATTATAAGGCTGTTGTTGGATTTGGTCGTACAGTTCCCGGATAGTAGGATCTGCGGTCATCGTGACCTATCCCCGGATCTTAACGGTAACGGTAAGATTGAACCGGACGAGTGGATGAAGATGTGTCCATGTTTTAATGCCGAGGAGGAGTATCGCAATATATGAAACCTTGGCAAGTAATATTAATACTAGTGTGCTTGGTAGCCAGTTTCACGGCTGGCTACCATATCCGGGGGGATGTGGCTAGTGATTCGATATCCAAGACCGACACGTCCGCCAAGGTGGATACGATACATGACAGCATCCCGTACCCGGTCTATGAGACACTGGTACAAACAATACCTGAGCCTTTTCCTGTCTACATTACATTAGACGGTGATACGATTAAGGAACCTATATATGTCCCGGTGCCGATAACTCAAAAGGAGTACAAGACGGATGATTACCGGCTGTCAATATCCGGCTATAAGTCTAATCTTGATTACATCGAGGTTTATAGAAGGACTGAGTATATAACCAAGACGATCTCCCCCCGTAGATGGGGAATCGGTGCGATAGCCGGTTATGGGATCGGAAAGCATGGCTTGTCACCCTATGTCGGGATAGGCGGGTTTTATAGAATTTGGTGAGGCTTCCATGGCTCACGCCCGAGAAACCTCTGATAATAGAATGAATGCGTTATATGAATAACAAGGGCTGACGTTTTTTGTTCATGATAATTTAATATTAGTTTGATGGTGACTTCGTGAGAACGAACCGGAAAGGGAAGATAAAGAAAAAAGAATCTTCCCTAAATAATCGGATCGGAAGTTTGATTATTTTTTCATGCCACGCACGACGGGAAGATTCTTACAAGTCTTTCTGCCGTGCATTTTTTGTGCCCGGCTTTGATAGTAAAACAAACCACGAAATAAAAAGTTTATGAATAAGGTGGAAATTTTTTACAAAAAAGTGATAGAGGCAGTCTGCAAGGAGTGCGGAACCGATCCGGTAATGATGTTTAGCAAC